CGCGGAAGCCAGTAAAAATATCAGGATCAAGATCAGTATATGAAAAAAAATTATTAACAGTTCCATCCTCATTTTTTAATACATTAATAATATCATTTCTTATAACATAATTACCAAAACCGCCGCTGTTGAGATTCGGATTCTCCAACAATTCCGTGGACGTAGCTGCAGCTGGACCTGGAGCCGGAGCCGGAGCCGGAGCTGGAGCCGGAGCTGGTATCCAGTATGGATTATAATTTGCATCATAATCTAACATATGCTTCATGAGTAAATAATTTATAAAATATACTTCCAATGAATTACTATATTTTTCGACTGGGGAAGTTTCAGTATCTTGCATATACATATAAATATAATGTATTTGAATACAGGGGGGTGTATCAAGACTATTGGCATCAATAGATGATTGTGTTGAAGAAACCCCCGGGAGTCCTGAAAGAGGACAATAATTTAGTAATATATCAAATACTGTCCTATATTTAATATAGTTTTTAGAGGGATTGATTTGTATGAGAGCAGCATCCGCTCCGTCGGCCCCTGTTAGACCTTCGAGTTCAGTTTCTGATATATTTCTCAAATGTATAAATCTTTCAGTCATTATATTTAGTTCTACTTGATTCCCGTCCCTTTGAATCCCATCCCCGAATTGTTTTACATACAATTTTTTCTTAGTTTGTGTGTCATTATTAACAGAATCACTTAAGAAGTTGAAGACGTTCGTTGGGCCTGAATCATTAATTTCATAATTAGGACTAAAATCATCATCATATGCAATTGTATTATTTAGTAATGGATATATAAAATTATCACTTGGATCTTCTGAATCATCATTCTTGATAGATAATCTTCTTCGGTCAATATATTTAATATCTTTTAATTGATTTAACGATGGTTCTAAAGAATCAGTAATAGGTAACCCATATTCATCATTAGTAGCTCCGGGATCTTTATTTGTTTCATCGAGATAATAAAGTATATCATTTTCAGGCATTAAGAAAATATTCTGACCAGTGATATCTCCAGGTTCTGACAGGGGGAATGCGAAATCATCGCTCATACTGGGCCTATCTTCCTCGCCGAACCCATAAATATCTCTTATTTTTTTAGGGTAAAAATATCTATATTTACTGTATAACTCATCTAACAATAATGTTTGAGGTGTTAGAGTATAAAGATATTTTTCATTAGTGTTTACGGAAGCATCAGAATAATATGATGATGTTACACGGTCGGAAAGACCCACTCCAAATGTTGTGCAGAAGCTTCCGGCGGCGCTGGTTTCTTGTTTTCTAATCTGGGTAATATATCCCTTAAAGGGGGAAGTAGAAGGAACTTCAGTGGTTCCAGGCTTCGTAACATTATACTCAGATTTGTTGTAAAAATTAAATGGTTTACTATCTAAATAAGTTTGTATTGCCACGGTCTGTTCCAACGTGTTACTATCTACATATCCATACCCACATAAATTACTAGAAAGAAAATCCAAACCAGAAAAGAATGTCCCCGTGTTTAAATATGGATCTTCTATTGGATCTTCTGGAGCACTCTTACTGATAGTTGGATAATCTTTTTTGTAATATCGTGGTTCAGTTCCTGGTCCTGGATCTGATATAGCCGTCAAATCGACATTAGTATCTTCTGGAACATTATTATAAAATTTACACAAACCGCCATCTATCTCAACCAAATCACAAGCGTCATTATCATTACATAGTGTGAAACAAGTTTCTTGGGGAGGAGATGGTGTGTCTGAATTGTATGTGAGCGTATTAGGAAAAGGTCCTCCAACTGGTGTATAATAATTTTTTTCATCTGGGAATACTGGTTTGTCCTTTGTGTCTTTTAAGTTGAAATATTTGTTAGGAGGATTCCAAGGTCTTTTTATTTGATTATCATCAAGTTGTCTAGTATCACTACGTAATGGAGTAGATATGCCTACTTTAAGTATTCTTCCATCTTTAGGCTGCCAAGGTATACGAACTTTCTTATTTTGAGCAATATATGCTTTTGTATTGATATCCTTTTCGGTATCTATTTCGGTATCTGTTACGGTTACATCACCAGTAGAAGAAAATATAACATGAGGAAGATATTGTCTTTCTAACTGTCTTATAAGATCTATGAATGCAACATTTGTCTTAATATCCATAAAGAGAATATAATTTTTTCCTTGATGATCAGGAGCATCAGGATCATTAATAATATCAAGTGATACTTTATTATCATTTAATTTTACTGAAGGCCAGTATTTATTCATATTTTCTTCATATTTATCTCCCCAAGCACTACATTTATTTTTAATAGTCTTGTATGGAACATTAAAATTAGTATTATCATCCACATTGGAACCTTCATCTGATTTACACGTTTCTTTACAACCTTTTCCATCATCAGTGCGAGTATTATCTGTCATTGTTTCTTCATCATAACATGTTTGACAAGTTCCGTGTGAACCATTATATTCACATAAATCTTTTCTGTTTCTTATAAATACAGGATTCCCATCTGTATCTTTTTTTTGTGCTCCTCCACCTGATCCTTTATCTGGATTAAACAAAGTTTTGAATTTAGTTATATAATCATTAATTGTAGTGGGATCAGCAGGATTCAATAGTTTAAAATATTCGTAACCTATATCTTTTAATGTCAAGTCTACTTTATTGTCTTCGGTGGGGACACAGGTAAAACTCCCATCTTCTTCTATTGTTTTACATCCTATTTTAGGTAGACAGTTTTCAATTATTTTTTGTGAATCAGAAACATCAGTAAAAATACATTCTTTAGGTTCTCCTTCAATATTACAATTGGGTTTATACCATTTTTTTCCGATATCTGGCCAATTAGTTAATCCATCTTTTGATTTAGACAACTCATTACAAGAAACTTTATTTTTATAATGTGTATTTAAGAAACTTACAACACTATCTGCTGAAGGATCTGTAGTCTGATATGTACTTCCACTATTTTTGTAAACATTCAAAGTATCATCAACCGTATGCAATAATTCATCATATGTTAATTCATTGACACATTCCCCATCACTATAATCATCTTTAATTCTGAATATGGTATTTACTGGGCATTCTCTACAAGTTTTAGTTGAATAATCATATTCTTTTCCTAAATACCAACAAGGTACTTCATCATCCATGATAGGAATGTCAAAATTATCCAATACAAGATTATTATCTTCTGTAAAACCAATTTTATCAGTTGGATTTAATGAATTATATGTAAAAGATGAAGTTTCACCTAACATATCATAAAGAGAAAAGATATGGTTATCAAGAGTATTTCTTAATGTTTGTGCTGTTGGTGTCTCTTCTGTTATTTGTGATCTTGTATGCGATGCTGGATAACATCTACCATCAACAGAATCAGGGTTAGGATTATAAAAACTACATTCACTATCTTGTTCACATTCTACTCTTCCTAATCCTTTACATTTCTTATATATAGAACTTGTTTGAACGGGAAAATTATTTTCAGATGTTTTTACACATTGTCCATCATTTTCAGAATAATAAGTTCTAGGACATCTTTGAATACATATTCCATCATTAGAATCATTACCGGTAACAGATAATAATTCATCATATTCTTCCCATATACAAAGATCGTTATTATTACAACTATTCTTATCGTTATTATCACTACATTCACTATAATTAGTTATATTAAAAGAACCCTTAACACCGCATAATTCTCCATCTTTAGTTTGTTGTGCTGGTGTGCCTGTAGATCCAGATTTTTTAAAACTTTTGTTTGTTTCATTGATAATATCTTTGTCAAAACAAGAGATACACATTGAGTTTTTATAATATTCAGGATACTCATACTTATTTGGAACAGTTCCAAATATATTTACATTCTTTTTAGGAGGAGGAAGATGAGAAAAAGATAATTGTTCATTAGGATTATAATTTTGTTGGTCACTAGGTCTCTCTCTTGATTCTTTAACAACATCTTTCTGAAATGTATTTTTCTTAGAGAAATTATTTCCCATATAACACTTCTGTACATCATCTGTAAAATATACAAATTGATTATCACCAGCTAAATCACTATTTTGAAGAGGAAAATCTTCATAATTAAAAAGATCACCATTAATATTATAAGTTCCTGAGTATTCATCATTTGGAAGCTCTACACAATCATTATCATCTATAAGTTTAGTCCCTGGATCACATACATTCCAACCCCCTTTTATTTCACAGAGAGGATCTAGTAAACATTCTGGACCACTTTTATTTTTACAATGTTCTTCTAATATAATTTTATTATCAGTATCAGATACACTATTTACACACTGATCATCTTCTACTGTACAAAAACTATCACCATTCTCATTTGTTGATTCTGTACATAGATTTACACCTAATGTATTATCACTATATCTTCTATTCTCATAATAAAAATAAAGATGTAAAATTATTCTAAGAACATTCTCATAGATAATATTATTCTCATTTCCTGGAATAGATAAATTATCTTTTTCTTTTAATGAATTGAATAATGCGTCTATCAAACCGTTTAAGGTTTTATTTTCCGTTAAATCTCTTAATGTGTTTTCAACTACAGTAGCTAGAGTTTCACAACATATAACTTTCCCATTAACAGTTACTGAATTAGAACACGGCTTTTTAGGATCAGTTGCAGTACAGCAGGTAGCAGCACCAGTAGTGGAGCAACTATAATCAGCATCCAAAGATTTAGGGAATATCTTACTAAAGTTTGGAGGTGTTATAGTTATATTATGTGTGACACTAGATATCCGTTCTGTTGCATCATTATAAAATTTTATCATAGTTGCAATATCTTCATCCTCTATTTTAAGATCTGGAACATCTTGATTTTTGTTTAGAAAATCTGATAATAAAATATCTTGTGAGTCGAGAGTAATAGATTGTTGTATATATAATTCTACTAATGGCTCTATAGATCCCCAATGAGAAAAGTTTTTACTACTGCAAAAATCTTCTCTAAAAGAACATATATTTGTGTTAGTTTTACATACTTCCGTATCAGGATCATACATACACTCTATATTTTCATTGCATTCATTCGAATCAGTATATTCACTACAAGCCTTTTCCGGATTATAAATCTTATATGTACAATTTATATCTTTCTCTGGTTTACACTTGTCTGGTCTATCTTCGGGTTTATGATCTACACATTGTCTCCGTAAACTGTCATATGGTCTACCTCCCGTATATTCGCAAATAGTAGGCATTACATTGTCAGATGAAGTTTGTGCTATTTTATCCATATATTCTGCGATTGTACCAACAAACTTATGAAAAATATTACTATTATTATCATTATTAGCATTATCACCGTCAACTCCTTCAATTATCTTTGAATATTTCATTAATATTTTATATGAAAGAATAATTATAAGAATTATTATTACATCTTTTCCCATAATTCCTATATATACTATGAACTATATTTTATTCTTTATTTAAAATTTGATTTACAAACATAATTGTGAATTATAATTGTAAACCTATAATTGTAAAACTACAAAATGAGTTGCTTTCATTGCAATAATACTATTAATGGGAAACCATGGATTATCTATGAGAATGAAGATGGAACTGTCAAGAATATTTGTAGCTACATTTGTTCAAGAAGATGTCCTACTATAACATCATACAATCATAAACATATCGTAAATAAAGAAGATTTCACATTTGATTTGATTCCTATAATACCTAGGAAAGAAGAACTTAAATTATTCTCAATTGATGAAATATCACGGATGAATAATTCTCAAAGATCTAAATATGAAGATCATCTTCAAAGGATGTTTGAAAAAGATGAAGAAAATATAAAACTTTATGAAGATCATATGGAAATAGAAGCTTCATACAAAGAACAAGAAAATGCTATTACAAGTGAAGAGGATGATTATTAAGTAAAAATTATAAAAAGAAATTATTATAAATATTATATGATTACTATAACTGATGATAATATAAGTGAAATACTTGAAGATTGTGATAATTATCATTTTTTTTATTTTTCAGCGACTTGGTGTGATCCGTGTAAAAAGTTGTTACCATTAGTAGAAGAATTAGATACTAGGAATACAAATGATAAACTTAAGTTTTACTATGTTAATATAGATGAAAATGATAAATTATGTAGTTCTTGTAATATAAAACAAGTTCCAAGTTATGCCGTTGTAAAAGATAAAAAAGTTTTAGGATTAGATACGGGGTCAGATATTACTAAAGTTGGAAATCTTTTAAAAACTAGTTTAAAAGATTAAAGAAATATCTTAAAGAGTTAATAATAATTTAATATTACAAGATATAATGAGTTTTGATGAAATGAATCTAAAAGAGAACCTCTTAAGAGGTATATATGCATATGGCTTTGAAGAGCCTTCAGAAATACAGAAGAGATCTATACCACATTTTAGCACAGGGAAAGATATGATAGCACAGGCTCAATCAGGGACAGGAAAAACAGGAGCATTTTCAATAGGTTCTCTTAATAATATTAAAGAAGACCAAGAAAAGACACAATGTATTATTTTATCTCCTACAAGAGAATTAGCAGAACAGACATATTTATTCATAAAAGAGATTAGTAAATATACTAAGATAACTTGTGAAAAAGTCGTTGGTGGAACAAACGTTAGAGAATGTCAACAAGCATTAGAGAGAAACCCTCATATTGTTATAGGGACACCGGGTAGAATTATTGATATGATTAGAAGAAATAGTCTTTATACAGATGGTATAAGAAACTTTGTGATAGATGAAGCAGATGAAATGTTGTCTCAAGGATTCATAGATTCTATTCGAGAAATATTCAATTATATTCCGAAAGATACAATTGTATATTTATTTAGTGCTACGATACCTGAAGAAGTTTTAGCTTTAACACAGAACTTTATGAATGAGCCTGAAAAAATATTGGTAAAAAAAGAAAACTTAACACTTGAGGGTATTTCTCAATATTATATAAATGTAAAACATCATAATTGGAAACTAGAAACTATGATGGATATTTATGGAGCTATAAATATATCTCAATGTATTATCTATGTAAATCATAAACAACGATTGATAGAAATCTCCAATAAGCTAAATGATTTGAATTATCCCGTAGGATGTATTCACGGAGATCTAAGGACTAAAGAAAGAGAAGATGTAATTAATAGTTTTAGAATAGGAGATATAAGAGTATTATTATCAACAGATTTATTATCAAGAGGTATAGATGTTCAACAGTTGTCACTCGTAATTAATTATGATTTACCAATAAATAAAGAAACATATATTCATAGAATAGGAAGAAGTGGGAGATATGGGAGAAAAGGTGTTGCTATTAATTTTGTAACAGATAGAGATATAGGAGATCTTGAAGAGATACAGAAATTTTATGATACAAAAATAGAAGAAATGCCACAAGATATTGAAAATATTGTTCAAGTGTAATCATTTAAAGATTGTGCGTAATTATTCTAGTAAATACTTCTACTTATTAATATGGATGCCCTTGGTTTAGATTTCGGAACAGAGAGTGAAAGCAAAAAGATTAATGTCGATAATGTTATTTCACCGGCAAATAGTGAAGCTAACTCTCCCAAATTAAATGTAACAGATAATATTGGAATTGAACTTCTCGCAACAACTGCTGATAATCTTTCAGATAAATCTGATAATAAAGAAGAAAAGACTATCCCTGTAAGTATGCCATCTCCTCAGAAGATGGATGAGTCAGATAATGTTATTATAGAGAATAATGCTCCTAATGTTGAAGAGTTTGTTCCTATTCATAGAATGAATCCTACACAGATAAAGAATGAAAAGATTGATTATATTTACAAATTCAAGAAATTGAATGAGCAAGGTATTCGAACAACAATGAATTATAATATGAACTCAAATCTTGAAGATATGAGAAATGAATATCTTAAATTAAAAAAACAAAGAGAGATTGATAATTCTGTAAAGTTTCAAAGAAAAGCACTCATGGCTTTTGTTACAGGGATTGAGTTCTTGAATAATAAAGTTGATCCATTCGCAATACAATT